ATTTAGATCTTAATGTTGATGTAAGAGAATTGCCTAAGGAAGAAATAGTTGCAAAACTTACTGCTTGGTGTCAAAAGCAAGGCATACCTGATTTAGAAATTATGAACAAGGGCAGAACTTTTACACAAGGCTGGGTTGCTAACGCAGGACTTCAAATACATTTTAAAACTCCGATCAGAGGTGAAGTTAAAAACGGCTTTGTTCAAACAGACTTTATGCTTACAGATAATCCTGCTCTACAGCGTGGAGCCAAGCGTGGTGGAACAGAGAATTACACAGGTGCTGACAGAGCAATATTGCTATCAAGTCTAGCAAGAGGCCGCGGATATAAGTTTAGTCCTACAAAAGGTATTGTTGATCCTAACAATGGAGATGCTGTTATTGCAGACGATTGGGATGAAATTGCAAAGATACTATTAGGGCCAACCGCAAAAGAAACTGATACACATACAGTTGAAAGTATGTTTGCAGTACTCAAGAACGATCCAAACTACGAAGAGCTTGTTGCTCCGTGGAAAGAAACAATGGCCAAGGCAGGCAAAGGCCTACCTGAGTCTGTAGCTGTCAAACAATTAGATAGAATTAAAGAACTAGCAGGATTAAATTTAACTAGTGTGAGAATGATATGAGGTTTTACGAGTTCAAACTAGTTGAGACAAAGCTAGAAGGTGATGCTGTTTATGCAAAACTAATTACGCAACAGTTTCCTATGGGTGCAGGCTATCAACTTGATGCAGGAATGACTCATGAGATATGGTATAAAGAATTAAAACTTGCCAATAGATGGTTAGCGGCTGTAGTTAACGCAGGTGAATTGCAACCTCCAGTAAGCATTGGTAATGATTTTACAATTAGAAATAAAGGCGGCATGGATATTGGTATTCCAGGACAAATGACTGCTAATGGTAGACCTGTTGCTGGAGATCCAAAAGATAAGGCTGAAACAGATAAAATTTTAGCAAAGATTAGAGGCAGAGGCCCTGACGCAAGATCAGCTGTCGGAGAATCTATTCAACTTAAAGAAGGTGCCCGCATTGATCATGCAGAGGACATAATCTTTTGGGAAGGTTCTAAAGGAGCAGTACGTGCGTTAGAATCATTAAAGGCTTTAGAGCAAGGCGGACACACAGACGTTACTATTAAATGGGACGGGTCACCTGCTATTGTGTTTGGACGCAATGAAGCTGGAGAGTTTATACTCACAGACAAAAGCGGATTTGTTAAGGCAAAAGGAGTCGAACGTGCAACAAGCGGAGATGAACTTGCAAACAATTTACTAAGTCGCAGTGGCGGCAAGAACAGAGAAGATCCAAAGCGTATAGCATTTGCTGGTAGTATGAAAACTATCTTTGATCAGTATGAAAAAGCAACTCCTAAAGACTTTAGAGGTTACTTACTAGGAGACTTGTTATACTACACTACACCAGAAGTTATTGATGGTCGATTTACATTTACTCCTAACATTGTTACATATAAAGTAGATGTTAACAGTGATCTAGGCAAGCGTATAGCACAGTCAACTACAGGTGTTGTGGTTCACAGATTGTTAGATGAAGCCGGAACACCTAGTCCTGTACCGCCACTCGACATGCAAGGCACAGAAGTGTTTATAGTTCCAAGTGTTACTGTTTCAAAGGCAGCAACAATAGAAGATGAAGACATTAATGTCTTAAAAGGAACAGTGTCACAGAACGCAGCGGCCATAGATCAAATGTTAGATACAAACAAACTAACAGAACTAAAAATGAAAGACTTGCCACAAATATTTTACACTTATCTAAATAGTACAGTAGACACAGGCATGAACAACCCAGCAGCAGGATTTTATAACTGGCTTAAAACAAGTAAGGTTAGCGGTGTTAAACAACAAAGGATAGCTGAATACCTAGGACAAAACAAAGGTGCTTATGAAGCAATGTGGCGTGTTGTGGAAGGTATTATGAAGATTAAAGATAAAATTATTAATCAATTTGATTCACATGATGCAGATGTTAAAGCATCAATTGGGGATCACGGACCTGTTTCACCAGAAGCACACGGCGATGGTGGCGAAGGGTATGTAATGACGCATCCAAAGGGCGATATAAAACTAGTATCACGAGGATACTTTACAAAAGCAAACAGATCAATAGCACGTTAGGAGAAAACGATGAAGATTAAAGAACTATTAGGTGAAGCATACGGTGATGATAATTTTGACCTAGGCAACCACGGCATGGAACTAGACAAAGATGATGATGGAGACAAAGAAGGGTTTAAACAAAAACCAATATTTGATCAACTAGGTAAAATAATAGACAGTCAATCTAATCCTACACCACTAAACACTGTTAAAACTGATGACGGAGAAACCATTGAAGTTGATGCTATGCAAGCACACGAATTGCGCAAACTATTACGTGCAGAAGGAATGAAGCCACAAATGAAAATGCGCTTCACTAGAGATTTACAACTAAGCAAAAACTTGCATGATTTTGTAGATAGTAAAGACTATCATAAAATTGGTGCAGTCTTTATGCAAAAGTATATGTAATATGCAGATGAACTTCTTACAAAATTTAGAAGAAGCGAGAATGACCCGCAATGATCAGAATGTTAAAGTTCTGACATATGCAGATTGTTGTGAAAGGTTGTATCTTTCACTAATCATTTTAGAACTGTTAAAGAACTTTCCTAACGCAACCAATGTAGTTAGGGGCTATGCTAGTAAAACATTGTCTGTGAATTATGAACGTTTTAAAATGAACAGTACCGACTTGTATAACTTCATTTATTTTGTTACAGGTGACGAACGTGCAATAGGAAAATTAAAAAATCCAGGAGCAGCGATGCGGTCACGAGCATCAACAACTCTTCCGGTGGATGGTGTGAAATCGTATTTAAGATCAATAAGCAGCGGTGCTACTAATAATCCGACACAGCTCTTTGTAAGGTTAGAAAATGTTCTTAACGTTACAAATACAGATTATAAAACTATTAGACGTAACGTAACAAACTGGAACGATTTAACATCTGATAAGAAAAGAGTTGTTGTAACTAAACTACTATACGCTACTAGAGCCAAACTAAGAAGCAGTGATATTATTGACGACTTAGAAAAGTTTACAAGTCAACGTGACCTAGAAAGTAATTGGGTTGATGATAACGAACCAACAATTAGTATTCCTGATATTAGTGCTGGTAGTAGAGACTATGTGTTTTATAGGTATCTTGTAGGGCCTGAGAATATTATGCTTGTGAAAGGCTTCTTAGAACTAGCGGCACAAGGCAAACCTATACCAAGTAACATGGTTAAAGCCATGCGTCCAGCAATAGCAGCACTAGATGATGTAGTTAGAGCAGGGCCTAGTTACATTAGCATGTTTAAGTCCATCCGAAATCGAGCCAAAAAGACCTTAAAGTAACATTTTTTTCCTTGTAGGCTAAATACAATATAAGAAATTAATAATGATTTCTGAAAACACTCTGGAGCAGAGTGTGCTATTTATGAAACAGGAGAAATAAAATGGCAGCATTAGACGCAGGTTTGGACATTGATCGCATTCACGGTTCAACAAATTTTGTAGCAAATACACTTTACAGTGTAACACAAACAGCAGCATACTTGATTCAAGTATTTGAAGATGACGGCTCAACAGCTATCAACTTAACAGCCCAAGACGGTGGCGACGGCACAACAGGTGTTAGTGGTCAGTTAATTGAAGCGATTGTACGTGAGTGTCAACCACTTATGTATATGGCAGCACCATCAGGTGATACTAACGCAATCTACATGATTGTTGACAATCACGCTGTAGACGCAGCTACACTACAAGCACGTATCCGTAACTTAGGTGCGACTAGTAGCAACCAACGTAACTTCGTTTCTAGTGATGGTGATGGTACTACAACTACTATTGACATCGGTGGAACAACTGTTACACTTGGTACAGCAATTACAGTAGCTTAATAGGCACTTTACTAAAGGGCCTTTAGAGGCCCTTTACACTATATAAGCTATTAACACAGGAGATAAAAAATGGCAACATATGATTTTACACCAGGAAATGGTGGAGCAAACGCAGTAGGCACATTAGAAACTACTGGTTCAGTACAAATGTTCGTTATCGGATGTGACAGTGCTTCAGACGGTACAGACGATGCACCGGTTGATCTACGTGCAGTAGACGCAGTACATGGTTCATTGTATGACCTAATTTTGCGTGAACTACAACCTCTAATGGCACATGCTATTAACGATAATTCAGGCGTAATGAGTGTATTGATGGATTCATCTAGCAACACACCAGCAACAATTGCAGCACGTTTAGCAAACTTGAGCGGACTTGGTTCTGACACAACAGTATCAGTAGCTGCTAGTTTTGCAGTAACGGCTTAATAAATTCTAACTACCTTAGAATCGTGAAGTTGTAAAAGGCGTCACACTAAAGAGTCACTTTTTTAAGTGGCTCTTTTTTTATGACTTAAATAGATGCATGAGAGTAACGATAACCACAGTAGTTGATATTACAGAAACCAATGCTAGAAGAGACGATCCAGCATTACATAAACAACAGCAATCAAATTATTTGACCTTGTTGCAAACTGTGGGGTTACGGGTTCAGCCCACTCCAATTGGGTGCAATTCTTTTGTAGGAGATATAAGCGGCTACGGCTTTGGAACTTCTATTGCAGACAAGCAACGGTATTGGGTGTTTGAATTTACATATGATTACGTAGGCGGACTTTCTGAAGAGATGCTGATGGACGACTTTGACCTTGTACCAATTGTCACACAGTTAACTGATACAGCAACAATTTCAAACGGAGCATTTAGGACTAAGCACAAAACTGATTGTAATATTATATTTAAACTGTCTGATAACTAGCCTCAGGTAATAGTATAAATAAACGTACTACATATTGTAGTAAGGCAAATATTACAGCACATTAGGTACACTTAGGCCCCTTGCACGAGACAACGCAACGGAGAGAAATAATGGCAACTGCCTTAGAAAAGAAGAATTTAGAAGCACATGTTGACCTATGTCAACAGAGATATGAAAACTTAGAAAACCGCCTAAGCGCAGTTGAAAAGAAGCTACATCATGTGCATCAAGACATACAAGCTGGAAATAAGTCTATGATTAAAGTAATCATAGGAGCAACAGGTACTATTGTTGCAGGTTTATTGTCCACCATTGTCGTTCTCTTAATCAACTTCACCTAGAAACACTAAATAAGTGTATGTTATTAAGAGAACTTACATATCCCCTTACCGAAGCTCAATTAGAAGCTAAGATCAACGCGGCTATCATTGCAATTAAGTCTGATGGTAGTATGTGGCGCAAAGTTAAACAAGGTTCTATAAACAGTCCTGCGTTAAAAACTATTCAAACTGCCCTAACCCAATTAGGATTTCCTGCAAAAGCTGATGGCTGGTTTGGTCCAGGCACAGCAAAGGCAGTAAGAGACTTCCAAACATCAAAAGGCCTTAAGCCAGATGGAGACCCAGGACCTAACACACTTAAAGCAATGGCAAATGCTGTTGGCGGTGGCAGAGGCAAGTCAGTTGAGAAACCTGGCGAAAGACAAGCATACTTAGATAAGAATAAAGAAACTCCGGTAGCGCAAGCAGGGCCAGAAGTTACAGTAGCACCGGGCACAGGAAAAGATGGACCTGCAGGTGGAGCAAAACCTATTGCTGATTTTAAAGGTGCTGACACAGCTGAAAAAGTTGTTGCAGTTGTTGATAATGCATTAACAATAGCAAGAGAAAAAAATGATCCTAAGGAAATAGCACAAATTATTGCCGCAGGTGATGCAAACTTTAATAATGTTGCTGGGCCAGGTGAAAGAGCAGACAGAGCAACAGCAATTATTTCAAAACTTACACCCATTGAACTAGAAAACCCTGTAATTAAATCAGCAGTAGCTGCTCAACAATTACAGGTAGACCTAAAAGAAATGGATCCCGAAGAGGCTCTAAGAAAGTTTGTACAATCAAGGTATGCATTTGTAATTCCGGAACGGTTTAGAGGCAAAGCAACAGACAAGCAAAAATTTGAAGCTATGGTTAGAGCAGCACAAGACGAACAAATGATGAGTGCGTTTGTAGAACCAAACAAAGCAACTGAAATAATACAAGACGAAATAAAGAAAATAGAATCTGATCCTATGTCAGCAACCAATCAAGACAAGGATAGAACTAATACAGACAAAATGCCTGCAGGTGCAAATAGTAAATCTCCAACTGGCGACTTTGATGGCCCAGGCAACATGACACAACCTAACGCCGGTGATGATAGTGGCATGACTAGTTCAAATACTGACAACACAGTTAGCAAAAAAACACCAACAGAAATTAAAACTGATGTTGAAATTAACGATTTTAAAGCCGCAGTAGATGATGCACCAGAAACTGAGAAACCTGTTGTAGGCGGCATGACACAAGAAGTAAATAGTGCAGTTCAAATACTAGGCGGAGATTTATCTACAAGCAATTTAGAGAAACTAGTAGTAACAATAGAAAAGCAAAGCACTAAACCAATACTACAAAAAATAATCGGTAGACGATTAGAAAAACTTTACAGCAAAGATGACCTTGCAGACCTAGAGGGCATTGAAGGTGACGAACTAGAAGCAGCTAAGATGCTTGTACAACTTAAAGTAGCACTAATGGATGGTACGGCAACAAACTTTGTTTATAAACCAGCAAGCGCAACTGCTACAAGTAGCGGAGATGGTCCAGGAAGCACTGATGAACCACTAGGAGATCCATTGAAAGGTGGAGAACTACCAACAGGCCCGGGTGGAGACGAACCATTACCAACAACAGGTAATAATAAAGAAGAAGAACCTAAATTTACAACTAGAGAACGTGCAGTATTAGTAAGCACAGCTGAACAACTTTACCTTTCAATGAAGGGCGGTACTGGTATTGGTACATCAAAGAATAAGTTAAACCGACAGTTGAAAAAGATTAAAGACGAAGCACAATATAATTTTGTTGCAAGCGAATATAAAAAAGAATATGGCACTGATTTGTTTGATCACTTCTATGATGAAATGAGCGACAGGAACATCAAGAAATATGTAGAACCAGAAATGAAACGTCTTGGTATAGAAATGCCTGAGCGCAGTGAGTTTGAAAGTTTTACATACGAAAGTATTTTAGACGGCCTAGATAATCTTGTTAACGAAAGACAAGTATGGGCAAAGGCAGGATCAAAAGTAGTACGCAAGTATCGTTGCATGAGTGGCAGACGCAAAGGTAGAGTAGTCGGAACACCCGGACAATGTTTTGCAGCACCGGATATTAAAAAACGTATTTTATTAAAAAAGACAAAGGCACGTTTAGGAAATAGAATGACTAAAAAGGCCAAACGTACTAAAAGAACTAATCCTGCTTCTAAAAGAGTAGCACAAATGAATAAGTCGTCAAGATGATAGTATTAGAAGTATTAGAAGAAGGCGCAACTCGTGTGTGGAGTAGATCCGGCGGCAAGCAGACTCGTAAGTTTAGGTGTCAGTTTGGTGCTAGAAAAGGACAAGTTAGAGCAAGTCCAGCGGCATGTAATGCGCCAATTAATGTAAAGAAAAGTGTTGGTCTAAAGCAAACAAAAGCAAAACGATCAAGCACAATGAAAGTTAAGTCAGCGATATCAAAAAGAGCAAACCCAGCAAGTGTTCGCTTGAAGAGGTTAAACACACCAAGTAAGACACCCTTTGGAAGGAAGAAGTTTAAATGAGAATGCACGAATTATTAGAAAACGAGTTAGATGTAATGTCAGCTGACGATAAGCAGGTAACATTAAAGGATCCTAAGACAGGGATTGAGACTAAAGTTCCAAGAGATCCAAAAAAACCAGGTGTTATACAAAAAGACCCAAGCGATGCAAGCGGAAAACGTTTTGTAATTAATCCAGGGCAAAACGGCGAAGTTGACAAAGGCATTCAGCCAGGAGCTAAAGTAGTTATGAAGGCACCGATGTAACAACATGAAAATGAATGAGCTCATAAATTCATTTGAAATATTTACAACCAACGAAGAAAAAGATTTGTTGGGCAAGATCGACGCGAGACCGCATCCGATCAGCTCATATACAGAAAGAGAACAAACCATAATTAATAACATGGTGAAGAAAAGTTTAGTAAGTAAAGTACGCGACAGAGATCTCTTTTTGGTTATGAGAAATGATTGACGAAAATTTATTAAAACAACTTGAAGAAATAGTAAACAGTGTTGATTTAACTGTTATCCCGTATCAACGAGGTAACAGCATACGAATTAAACATTTTGTGATACGTAAAAGCAAACATGGTTATCTAATATATGATAGTCAGGCTAATAAGCAAGTAACTAGTTACTACAGTAAAGCTGCGGCAGTAGCCCATGTTTATTGTAATGTTAATAGGATACAGGATCATGATAGAATAAAGAGATTAGATGACACATTAAGTAAACATCACGTTGATAGTCTTTTTTATAAGAATACTGTACAGACAACTAAAGATGAATTAAAAAGATCAGTAGCAGAACTTAGACTAGATATTGCGCTACATGATACCCAAGATGCTAAAGACCAATTAGAGTATTACATTCTAGGTTAATTGGCTAAATAACTATAACAGCATATTAAAACATTAGGAAGAGCCCGATGAACATTAGAGAAATTAACAAACCCATGACAGCAGCTTCATTGAACGAAAGCCTTGCTAAAAGATTTGGAAAAAAGATTAACCTAGAAGCTTTTACTTTAGAGCAACTAGAGGACGCTCGTAATAGAGTACGTACAACATTAAGTCAATATGAGACTAATGAAAGTTTTGACGCAGTGCATGATGAAAAATATCAAAAGAATAAACTCTTCCTTGATGTTCTTAATGCCGCAGTGTTAGAAGCAGACGTAAACGAAGGCGAAGTGCCTGCAGCACTAAAAGCATATCAAGATAAGAAAGCAGGCAAGAAGCCAGCAGATAAGAAAGCAGGCAAGAAGCCAGCAGATAAGAAGCCAAAAGACGGCAAGATGCCAATGGATGACAATGGCACACCAGGTGACAAGTCAGACGATAAGCCAGCTTTCCTTAAAAAGAAAAATGAATCAAAGAATATAGATGAAGGTAAAGCAATTATTAACAATTACTTTACTTCGCTACTAGAAGGTGCAGAAGACAAAGCTGAGCTAGTAATGGCATCCAAGGACATGGTTGATCGTGTTACAGGTTGGATGGAAGACACAGCAGAAATGCAAGCTGAATCTATGCTAGAACTAGGTGATGCTATCCGTGACGAAATGGGTCAAGCAGAATCAGAAACGTTTATTGGTACAGTTAAGCCAGCATTAGAAAGTTTATACACAGCACTAGAAAGCACAAGAGCAGCACTTACTAACGGTGTAGCACAGATAACTGGTGAAGGCGGAGTACCTACTCCAATGGGTGATGAAGAGCCAGCTATGGACGCAGGCATGGACGCTGAAATGGAACCAACTATTGATGCTGAAGATGACTTCGGCGGCAGTGAAGCTGCGGTAGGTGGCGAAGCAGAAGCTGGACGTGAAAAGCGTGAAAGTAAAATTGCAAAAAAGAAAATGATCGAAACTAGTCGCAGACTAGGTACAATTCTTTCAACTAGTAAATAGAGATCAGACATGAGAGTGTCTGATATCATATTAGAAGAACCCAATCTTATAGCAAGTCAACTTGTACAGGTATTAAGAACTGTTATTAACAGTGCTGATCAAAACAAGCAAAGTGTATACCTACATTTTACTAAACCTAACAGGGAAGAAATAAGAACAGGTTCTAAGAATCTTGATCTCAATAAACTCATGCAGAATGTAGGCGGCGAACAATTTGACTACGGTACATTTAAAGCTGCTTACGATACCGATGCAAGAGTTAAAACAATGGTAAACAATTTTAACGAAAAAGGCATAGAACCTAAAACAGCAACAGTTGCTAGAACAGGTGATGCTCCTCAACAAGACGCTGAGGGTGATAAAGTTGGTGCCATGGCTAAGTCAGCAACTGACTTAGGCGATAAACTCTAAAAAAACTTCTTGACACTACTGTAAACTTATGTTATACTATGTGTAACTTATGGAGTATACTTATGACAGAACGAACTGATGAACAGATCATCACACAAATCAAAGAACTAATTGTAGAACAAGTTCAGCCAGCAGTAGCAGGACACGGCGGAAACATTGAGTTCCTATCGTATGCAGACGGCGCCTTACTGTTAGAACTACAAGGTGCGTGTTCAGGATGTGCAGGATCAACGGCAACACTAAAGTATGGTGTTGAACAGATGGTTAAACACTTTGTACCAGAAGTAACGTCAGTTGAAGCACAAGACGGCTTTAGTGAAGTAGATCCATATTATAGTGGCGGCATGGATAGTTGGGATATGATTCCTATGAACCAAGACGGACTTGATTATGAGTAGTTTAATTATGTCCAAGTACGACTATCAGCCTATAAGCCGCAAACAAGTTGAAGGCAAGCGTAAGTACATGACACCCGATGGCGGCGCAGTTGCTAGTGTTACAACTATTCTAGACGCTACAAGTGACAAGTCCGGACTTATGGCTTGGCGCAAGCGTGTAGGTGAAAAGAAAGCACAAGAAGTTGTTACTGAAGCAGCAGGTGTTGGCACACGTATGCACAAGTACCTTGAAGACTATGTTGACTTTGGTGAACTACCTACACCAGGTGGCAATCCGTTTGCTAAGAAAGCACACAAGATGGCTCAGGAAGTAGTTAAACATGCTATGTGTGATGTTAACGAGATATGGGGTAGCGAAGTTGCTCTTTATGTTCCGCAAATGTATGCAGGCACTACTGACCTAGTTGGACAATACAAAGGCCAAGATTGTATAATGGACTTTAAACAGACCAACAAGCCTAAGAAGCTAGAGTATGTACAAAACTACTTCTTACAGCTAGTAGCGTATGCTGAAGCCCACAACGCAATCTACGGCACTGACATACGTGAAGGTCATATCTTTATGTGTAGCCGAGGTGATGACGGTATGGAATTAGGTGGCGAAACTTATCAACAGTTTGATGTATGGCCTGATGAATACGATGAATGGCGACACGAATGGTACAACAGAGTTTATACCTATTATGAACAACACGCATAAATACTATACAAAGCGTAGGAGAAACTAGTGGCAGTCGTACAAATATCACGTATACAAGTTCGTAGAGGACAAAAGAATGTAGGTGCAGGCTTACCGCAACTCTCGAGCGGAGAGTTAGGATGGGCAATTGACAGTCGTGAATTGTACATAGGTAATGGATCGGTAGCAGAAGGCTCACCGGCAGTAGGTAATACTAAAATATTAACACAATTTGATGATATCTTTAGTCTTGCTGACACATATACATATCGCGTAGGCGATGCGTATCTACAGACAGGTAGTTCAAGTGCTAGTCCTATTCAACGGACGTTGCAAGCAAGGTTAGATGATATCGTAAGTATCAAGTCATTTGGTCTTACTGGTGTTGCTAGTGACAATGCAACGGTAGGAATACAACGTGCAGTTGACCAATTGTTTATAAATGATGCAACAAAAGGCAACGAGTCAAGTAGAGTTGCATTGTATATAGACCCAGGCGTTTATACTATTACCGGACCAATTTATGTTCCCCCACACGCAACTATACTTGGTGCTGGTGCAGGGAAAACAGTAATTAAAAATACAGCCAATTCGGCAATGTTTATAACTGTAACGTCAACAAGTACTCCAGGCGTACCAAATACTTCGCCTACAAGTGTAACCCAATCGCAAAACATAAGACTAGAAAACATTACATTAGAAACAACATCTACTAACAAAGTGCTTCATTTGCAGAGTTGTAAAGATAGCTACTTCTATAATGTAGATATTGTAGGTCCTTGGATACAGTCTGCTGCGCTTACAGCAAACTCAATTGGTATACAAATGGACAGCCTAAGCGGGTCAGTAGAAACAAAAAATAATATATTCCAGAACGTAAAGATTACAGGATTTAGTTATGCTGTAGAGTCTGCATGGGATATTCATACTAATACCTTTGACAAGTGTACACTTGATGTACTAGGGTACGGCATAACATTTGGTAAGGGAATGACATTAGGAACTGTGTCTGCAGGTAACGGAACAGGACCATATCAAAACACAGTTTTGAACAGTGAGTTTACTAACATAAACCTACAAGCGATCTATATCGAACAAGGGTTAAAGAATCTTAGTAATACTAATAAATTTAGTTTATGCGGCAACAACGCTGGCACTGAAGGAGCACCTACTAGCAGTGTAATTAAATTCAACAAGAGTACAAACAACAGTGTAGATGACTTCTTTGCTAGAACTGAAGCATTGTCATACACACAAGCTAACATAAACGGTATTGCATACTTGCCAGAAATAGAAGGCAATAGTGTATACACACAAGGGTATCATAACGTTTTAAATATCGTTCAAGGTGCTAATGTTAAAACGTTTAGGTTACCTGGTGCAGAGAACCAATCTTATAGCATTGATTATATCATTACTGCAACAAACTTTGAAGCAGTAAGAAGCGGAACACTTACTATCACACAAGAGAATTTTGGTACACCAGTAGTAACCGTAGCAGACGATTATAATTATTCAGGTGCAGTGGCATACGAAGACGATATTGTTTTCAACGCTACAGTAATTGATGAAGATGGGGACTTGACAAACGAAACAATTTCTGTTACAGTAACAAGTACAAACTTACAAGCAGAGATGAAATTTACAATTACGTGCAAGCAAAGCAATATACTTTAAATGTTTAACAAACAACGTTACGAAGACCGGCTGTCCTCGTGGAGTGTTTTTCGACAAGAATTAGAAAGTGTCGACGATCCAGTTCAAGAGGCAATTAACTTTTACGACAACGCACCTAGGGTAAGTATACACACTGATCCTTGGGATAAGACAACCTGGCCAACTGCCTGGGAACTTGTTTCAGAAAATCAATACTGTAATTTCTGTATCTTGTTAGCAATATGTTATAGTTTGCAGTTAACTAATTGCTTTACTGGTGAAGATTTTGAGATATATATTGGTACAAACAAAGAAAAGTCAGAGACGATGTATGTACTCCGCATTAACAACTTAGGTATTACAGTTGCACAAAACGGTAATACTCTAAGTAAAAAACTTAATCCGCTCGAAGGAATCACTGTCGAAAAACACTACGTGGTCTAAGAGTAAAACTAAATATACAACTAGAAAGAGGTAATCATGTCAAACGGAATTAACATCAACATTGTCAAACGCACAGGGAAAAAAGAACCACTTAACATTGATAAAATACACAAGGTAGTAGAACTTGCGTGTGAAGGACTAGCTGGTGTTAGTAGTAGTCAAATAGAAATGAATGCAAACATTCAATTTTATGATGGCATGAGCACAGATGAAATCCAAGAAATATTAATTAAAGGTACTAATGATCTTATATCATTAGATGCACCTAACTATCAATATGCTGCTGCAAGGCTACTATCATATGCAGTGTATAAACAAGTGTTTGGTGAATACAATGCTATTACATTCCAACAGAATATTGACCGCAATATTGAACGTAAAGTATATGATCCAGAGATACTTGAAAAATACACAGCAGAAGAAATTATAACCCTTGATAGCTACATCCGTCACAAGCGTGATGAGAACTTTACCTATGCAGGCTTGCGCCAAGTAGTAGACAAGTATCTCGTACAGGATCGTTCTAATGGACAAATATTTGAGACTCCCCAATTTATGTACATGATGGTTGCGGCTACACTATTTGCCAACTACCCAGCAGAAACACGTATGCATTATGTAAGGAGATACTACGATGCGACTTCACTTTTTAAAAT